AAAAATGCTCCTAATAACTCAATGTAGATGTGCCGATTATACCGTATGTACTGCTTCCAACTATGAAACCATCTAAAATTGGCTCAAGTGTGGTGATTGCTACTTGCATTTTGTTAGCTGTTATATCCCAAGCGAAGCCCTGCGCCTGTAATGTTTTCTGGATTGTAGAGCCTGATTCTGTGACGTTTGTGATGTCTAGGTTGTCAAAATAATCGAGCCCAATAAGGGTATCCGTTGGTACTGCTGGGTCTAGTAAATCCACCAGCATCTCGTCAATGCGGATGGTGGTCTCTTTGCGAGTATTGACATAGTTCTGTGCTGCGCCTAGCACCTGCGCATCTGTCTCGGCAATAAGGTTCTCTTGGTTCAAGCCATGAGGGAAGTACTTGTCAATCGAGGACTGGCTAAATACGTTCTGAACTGTGCCGCCTGTGCGAGTGAATCGGACATCGTTGATGATGAGCTTGTCATCGAAAGCGTACTTGACGTTTCTGTATGGGATACCTGTGGTTTGATTAAAGGCGATAGCTGCATCGCCAAGGCTAGATGTGACCTCGCTGCGTGACTTATAGACTGCTGATCCATCAGGGCTCATATAAAACGCTCCGAGCCCTTCAGAGAACTCTGCGTTCTTAATGGCATCAAGAGTTGTGCGGACTGTGCCTGTGTCTGCAATACAGGTGGCATCTCCTGTTGCTATTTGTCGCATGGAGTTAGGGAACTGGACATCATCCAGAATCTTGTTAATGCGTGTGCCTGTGGTCTGACCTGCTGGGGTATCGGCTACTGTGGCGATGTTAGACATCTGTAAAAGACGGAAGCCATCGGTACACAAGATGTCCACATAGGCTGTCTCTTGCCCTACAGGGAAGGTATAGCGGTAGTCATTCACATACCCGCTGAATAAAAAGTGGTCAGCTGTAGCTGTGGTGGCAGAAATGCGCACCTTGCGCAAAGGCACAAGATAGCCAAAGTAAGGTGAGGCTGGGTTCTGTGGGTTGAAATAACCCAAAGGGTCTAAGACTCGGACTGTGGCAGTTCCGGCATCATAGGTATCTTTCAGGATATTACGTCCACGTCTAATTGAGATGCTATAGACGTTGGGAGTTAAATCAACTGTAGGAATGATTACATCAGATGAGCCGAATGAATTAACACCGATAACGCCGTTATCTGGTGATCCAATGACGAAGCCAGTACCGAATGTAGCACCAGAGCTAAAGTCAAAGGTAACTGCTATCTGTGCAGGTAAACTCATCCCGCAAAGCCACCAGTTCTGCGGTTGATATATGCAGAGTCTCCAGTAGATAGCGACTGGTTCTGAAGGTTCTTTGCAATAGCGTTGGTGAGGTCTCCATCGCCAGTCAATTTAAGTTCTAGGACTACGTTGGGGTTGTAGTTCAGACCAGTTCTTACGTTGTAAGTAATCATGCCGTCTGATGGATTAGTAGGCACGTTCGTAGGCGGTGGGGTTGGTGCAGATGTATTACCTTGCGGCGCGGTTGGAATTGGGGAACTTGTCATAATGGCTGCAGCCTTGCCAGCAAGATATGAAAGGTAAGCATCGAGGTACTCGAATGGGTTGCGCGCATTAGGTAGGGCAGATAAGAACTTGGCTAGGTTGCCAGAAGCATCTTGAGCCATAAGAATCTGGTTAGTTAGATCGCGGGCAACCTTCTCGTTGCCGCTAAGGATTGCAAGTTGAGCCTGTACGCGCAGTTCTTCTTCTTTGGATAATCTGCCCTTGAGAGCTGCGACCAGTTGAATCTGCTCTAGGTCAAAGACTGTGCCAGATTTCTTAAGTGAGGCTTGCTTCTTCTGCTCGGCTGTTAGAGCCTTTTGTGAAGCAACCTGCTTCTTAGTTAGGTTAGCAACTTCCTTGGCTCGCTTAGCGGCTGCTGCCTCTGCTTCGCGCTGTTGGCGTGTGCGCAAGGCTGTACCCGCTGGAGAAGCTGAACGTCCGCGAGTTAGGGTTGGAGTATCGTCAAATCGTCTAGCGATTGCACCATCGCCGCCTGTAAGCCCACCAAAGGAAGTAACGTAGTCAAGTCCTTTATAGAGTTGGCGTAAGCCATTAACTGCCTTGGCTGTAGCCATGGTAATGGCGTTAATGCCCTTGGCGATATTGTCAATAGTCTTGGCTGCATCGCTGGCTTGTGAGCCACCGCCGAGGACTGCAAAAGCATCTACCAAGCCCTTGCCGATTGTCTCTTGAGCATTAGCAGATGCAACGCGTAGTACGTCCATCTTGTAAGAAGTAGTGGTTAGGTAGTCCTGCGCTGCGCCAGCAGACTTAGCCAGCATAATGCCTAGAATCTCGTTAAAGCTCTTGGTCTGTAGTTCTGCGCGGGTAAGTCCTGTGTTGTACTTGATAAGTCCGCGAGTAATACCGACATAACCCTTGCCTAAGTCATTAACGACTGTGCCTAGTTCTGTGCCTGTGGCTCGGCTAATCTGGATAGCATTGTTAAGAAGCTCTTGAGACTTAGTTAATGATCCTGTGATGTTAAGTAATGACTGGAAGGCTGGACGGAGTACGTCATCAGCGATTGCTGCACTCTGCTCAAGCCCAGAGATGAAGTCTGCAACCTGTACCTTGGAGAAAGAAAGCCCAAGGTTATCGACTGCGCTGGATAGTCTGCGAGCTGCTGCTTCATCCTCTGCAAAGGCTTTAACTGCTGCCTTGCCATAGGCTGCCATAGCGGATGCGCCAAGGGTAACGCCAAGGGTTTGCCCCAGCTTCTTAATTGTCTTGTCTAAGCCCTTGACTGACTTCTCTGCTTTGTTTAAGCCAGTCGCATCCATCGTAGTGGCGATGCGGATTGCTAGGTCTGTCATTCCAGCCATTAGTCAGCTCTCCTTGCTCTAAATGCTATTTCGCCTCTGGCGTTAGACTTCTTTACAACCTTTTCGTTAGAGGCTTGGATAGCCTTCACAACTGCGGCAGTTGTCTTGCCTTGATCGTTAGCCCATGCTCTAAAGAGTAAGCGACCCTTTGTCTTGCGAGTTCTGCGACCTGCGCTGTTGGATTGCTGTGAATCAACCAATGGCGGTAGTGCGCCGATAAACTGCCGTCCAGCATTAGGGTTAGCTGACTTATTGACTGTTCTATCTGTCTGCCACTCTGTAATAAACTTGCCGTTGCGATACTTCTTAACACGCTGGGCTGGTGGTAATCCTTGTGGGTTTTTACGTCCTGCTGTCTCGTAAATCGCACCAGCTGCAGACTTGTTAAAAATAGTTGCAAGGCTTCTAAATCCTCGCTTGTTTGGCTTGGTAGGTGTTGTGGAATAGCCCAAGCCACGCTTGATGATTCCAGCATCGAATACTCGATACTCCCAGATTCCAACCGCGTTACCCCAGCCGCTTAAAGGCGAATCGCTGGGCACGAATCCTCTAGCCTGATTGACTACCTTGCGCAGATGTCCTGCAATTTCCTTCTGGGTTTCCTTGGCTAATTCAGGCGCATATTGCTTAAGGGCTTTATTAAGAGCGACCGCGTTGTCGAGTTCTACTGGCATCGCTTTGCTCCTTTGCTATGTCCTTTAATACCTGTACATGAGCCTTGAAAGCCATCGTAGGAAGTTCCACGATGGAGTTGAACGGAACTCCATACTCATAACTCAATCGAGCTGCGAGATAGGTGAGGGAGTTCCGATCTAACCTAAAGGGTCAGACTCTAAGACCTCGACACTCTTGAGAGTAGCAAGGAAGTCTTCGCCGAAAGGCTTGACTGTTTCACCCGAACGTCTAATTGCTTCCCAGCACAGCCAGTACACGTCTGACTGCTTCTGATCTTCAATCAAGGCTTTGTGAAAGCCCTTCTTGGCGTATTGCTCAAAGCTGTACTCCAAGACTGGAGTTATCTCAAACTCCTGCACTTGTCCGTCAGCCCTTGTTACTTTGAGTTTTGCCATAGCCCTTATCTCCTTCTTACGCTGTTGTTACTGCGATTGTACCTGATACGTTCCATGTTACGGACTGTGTTGAAAGGTCTCCAACTGCGCCGTTTACTGGTGTTGTGTTATTGACGAGGCATGACATTGTGTAAAGAGGGTTTGTCGCTGATGTAGCGGCAGAGGTCTGCTTTACCGTAACTGTGGTGTTTGTTCCCCAGACTGACTGAAGTGTCTGAAGTGTCTTGCCTGTTGCTTCGTCATTAAAGAAGTCAATAGTGATAGATGATGCTTCAAGACCCTTGACGAACTTGTGTCCTGAATCGCCCATCGCTGTCACTTCGAGTTCATCGAATGAGCGGTTGATTGTTACTGAAGATACGAGTGATGATAGATCAACCGCATTAACAGTTAGAACTACACCATTGCTTAGATATACTGACATGTGGTTTATTCCTCATCTTTCTTGGTTGCTGGCTTTGTTTCTGGCTTAGAAGCAACCTGACCGATTTTAGTCAGGAAGGCTTCGTTCTCTTTTTCCCATTGTGCTAAATCGGTCATGATTTAACTCCATTCCGTTAAGGTGCTGATTGCAATATCGCAAGCCAGCAAGTCTCCTGTTGGCAGGTTCAGCACTTTAGGGCTGGACACGCTGCCTACATTGAACACGATAGATGAGGCTTCCAAGAGCTGAAAGACTCTAACCACATCATCTTCAATTCCTGCAAGGTTTCCCTGATTGTCCAGTAATGGCACAAGGATGGTAATAGTAAAGTTGGCTAATGGCGCAACTGATGTGCGGTCATTGTTGGTAGGCGTGATGTATGGATCAGCAGGGCTGACGATAACGCTGTTAGCAATAGGCGTAGCAGGTGGGAACGAGAACACGCTCCACTTGGTATTGTCGGTAAGTGCCGAAGCTATAGAAGCTCGAAGGGTAGTTATCGCTGGCATCAGCCCACCATAGAGTTAGGGCTTAGGTAAGGCGCAAGTAAGCCACGAACGCGAGCCATGAGCTGATTAGACATGGTGTATGGGCTTGGTGCGTAGCCGTCAATGGATACGCCTTGTCCTGTTGGCGCTTGACGCGCTTGCCAGATAGCCACAGAGACCATGAGGCTGGCTTCCTGAATGGCTGGAATTGTTGCAGGATCTAAAGATGTTGCACCCGCTACAGAGCCGTAAGGGTTGATGTTGTGCTTGGCTTGAACTGTGCCATTGTTAATGTTGTAAGTAATTGAATATTCGCCTACGGCTGTGATTGTGTGGCTGCCGTTGAGGTGTGACTCGTTGCCAGATACGACTATGGTCTGACCAATATAAAAGTTATCTCTGATGTCATAATCAAAGTAAAGAGTTGCTGTAGTGGCTGTTGATTCGTGTGCCACGTTGAAAGATGTGTTATTCCAGATGAAAGGAAGCAGCACGTTATCAGCAGCATCGCAGACTGACTGCAAGACTGCATCAGTATAAAGAGTTCCAATACCTAGCGCGGTACGAAGCTCTGCGACTGTTGTGAGTGCCATGATTTCCTTTCTAAAGACTAGAGGGAGCTGCAAGGGCTCTGGCAGCCCCCTCTAGCGACTTAGGGTATTGCTATTATGTAAGGTTGAACTTACGAACGCCCTTACCTGACTTAGCCAAGTAAATAGCGAGGTATCCGTAGAGGTTAATTTCAATCTCGCCAGATGTAAGTACGTTCACACGAAGCTGTGTGGTTGGTGATTCCCAGACGTAGACTGATGATGGAGCAACGAGGAACGCAGAGTTATCTACGATGCCTGATGCTGCGATGTTG